ATCCAACTCCATTTGATTGTGATTGCCGTCACTTTTGACGGCATGACAAAGTAGTACAAACGATCTATCCTTTATGCAGGTAGTTTCTGCTTAAAAGGATAGGCCATGAAAATCCAATTCAAACTAAAAATTCTATTATTTGTGATCATCGGGTTATTGATGATCTTCACCATTCCGGCTCTTGCTCAATCGACCACACCGGGTCCAATAACAACCACCTTTCAGGTAACGTCAGAAATGATGGCCGGTGCAGCCGGGGCGATACTTTCTTTACTATTCAGTTATCTCGCTGGCTTGAATGTAAAATTCGCCGCACTACCTCCCGAAAAAAAAAGATTGATTATGGCTGTTATTCTGGCTTTGATTTCAGGGGTAATTTATGGCCTGGGATGCGCCAACATATTTCAAACTAATATTTCCTGTAACCAAAATGGAATTATTCAGCTCGCTTCAATTTTTATAACTGCGATCATCACCAATCAGGGCGTGTATGGTCTCTCACCACAGACTCAAGCGGTCAAAGATGTTAAGGCGGCTGTAGTTCAAGCTGCCCAGTCCAAAGGCTGGAGAGGCAATTAGTTATGCCACTGGCAGCCATCCTTATTGCTATTCAGGTCCCATTGCCAACGGGTGATGTGTGGGTGCAGTTCCCACTTGTGGCAGTTATCGTTGCCTGTTTTGCTTTGGCGGGCATTGGAATATTTGCCTTCACGAAATGGATCTGGGGTGAATACAAAAGGGAGCGAGACAAAGACCTGGCCTGGCGTGAGTTGCAAAACAAGGCGCGTGAAGATGCTGTTGCTGAACAGAATAGACTTTGGCGGGAAGCAATGGCTGCCCGAGATTTGCGATATGAACAATATGACAAAGAGCGTCAAGGGACATTGGCGCAACTCGCTGCATCGATGGCTGGGCTAGTCACGAAGCTCGATGACCATGATGTTCAGGCGAAAGAAATCCTCATCATTACTGAGCGGATCGACCAGCACACACAACCTATTCCAGGAAGACGTACTCAGATCAAGAAAGGTGATTTCTAATGCCAACTGCAGCACTTCGTCCATGCACGTATCCAGGATGTACTAACCTGGTCACTAAAGGTCGATGTGCTGATCACCAGGTTGATGCGGTCGATATCTACCATAGGGACAAGGGTATCAAGAGACTGTATGACTCGGATCGATGGAATAGATTACGGCTGCAGTTCATTACAAAAAATCCCTGGTGTGCTGAATGTTTGAGAAACAAGAGGCACACATTGGCTACAGATGTTGATCATATCGAACCGCACAACGGAGACGAAAGTAAATTCTTTGATGGTCCATTCCAATCCCTTTGTCATTCCTGCCACGCAGCAAAAACTGGCCGCGAGCGGGGGGGCAGAAAAAAGTTTTGATTATTCGGTGCTCGACCGAATGGGGTGCTCTTTGCAAATTTTTTTTTCAATGTGGAGAATCCAGTTAACCTATGCCAGCACGTAAACCAGCAGGTTTGATCACCCGGGCCGAAACAAAGGCCAAAAAGGCGGCGAGAATCGCCCATGAATCGGCCTTGAAACCCAGGCGGGATTTGTCTGCGAATGCGCCGGCAAGGTTGGCCGGGCACGAGGTGGCCAGCGCAACCTGGCGGCGGATGATGCGCGTGTACAACGAGCTCGAGGCCCAGGTAGTGACCATGATGGATCAGGACCTGCTGGTTGATTACTGCATTCTGACGGAGCAGGTCGGCGAACTGGATGAACTGCGAAAAAGTGCCTTTGCGGCCTGGAAGAAGATCAACGATAACTGGTCGACGATTGAAGGAACGCTATTTGGAAAAGAGTTGATTGATGCGATTGCCCAGCTGCAGGACGCTTTTACGGACGTAGTGAAGCTGGACGGCCGGGTAGACCGGAAGCGGGCACTGCTGCTGCAGCTGCGCCAGTCTCTTTATATGACGCCCAGGGCCCGGGCCGGGGCTGCACCGAAGGAAAAGGAAGTGCAGGCGCCTCCGGATGATATGGAGAAGCTGCTGAACGCCTCCAATATTTATGTGGTTGGCCAGGATGGTAAAAAATGAATTTTCGCTTTCCTCCACGGCGAAGTGGAAAAACTCAACAGGTCAGGGATGCTGAAGATGCCATACTGCTATACCAGGCATTGGAAAAAGCCGTGGGAAGCTTGAAAAAATACGCTGATCCAATTGAACCTGTTAAACCTCAATGGAATCACTATATTCTGGTGGCCATCAATTATGCCCAGGCACAATTTTTTGCAAGGCAACAAGGCCTAAAAAACTGGAAATACGCATCCAGTCTCGAATCGCTGCGTGGTCTAAATGAGCGAATCGTAATTTATTTACCAGGGTGCTGGAAGAATAGAGATTATCGAGAAATTGACAATGAAATTAAGCTGTTGGAGCGCTTGGGATATGTGCGAGTAGAAACTTACCCAACTTATCCAGGTAGTAAGCAGGATGAGAGCAAATGAGGAGATGGCTGCTGGCCGTGGTTTTGGTTTTGATGCTGATCAGCATGGGCGGGGTGGCCATGTTTGATGAAGCACGGGCCAACCGGGCAGTGGCGTTTTTCGAGAACCTGAAGCACACCAAAGGCAAGTTTGCGGGAAAGCCTTTCACGCTGCTGCCGTGGGAACGCGACATTATCCGGGTTGTTTATGGCACGGTGGATGAAGAGGGTCACCGGATTTATAAGTACGTTTACATCGAGATCCCGAAGAAAAACGGAAAGAGCGAGCTGGCGGCCGGATCTGCGTTGTACCACCTGTTTGCAGATGGAGAGCAGCACGGCGAGGTGTACGGTTGCGCGGCCGACCGGGCGCAGGCCTCGATTGTGTTTGATGTAGCGGTCGACATGATCGACCAGGTGCCAGCGCTGGCCAAGCGGGCGAGAATCACGGCCAGCCACAAGCGAATCACCGATAAGGTGAGCGGCACTTATTACCAGGTGCTGAGCGCTGAAGCGTTTACGAAGCACGGCTTGAATCTCTCGGCGTGTGTGTTCGACGAGCTGCACGCCCAGCCGAACCGGGGGCTGTGGGACGTGATGACCTTTGGGGCCGGGGATGCGCGGGAGCAGCCAATCTGGTGGATCATCACCACGGCCGGGGATGACCCGGACCGGATGAGCATTGGCTGGGAAGTGCATGAGAAGGCGGCCGCAATTTTGAGCGGCGAGAAGACAGACCCAACCTGGTACGTGGCCATCTACAACTATACCGGGGACGATATTTACAACGAAGCCAACTGGTACCTGGCCAACCCCAGCCTGGGCGCCACCATCCAGATTGAATCGGTGCGGGCAGCTGCAGCTGCAGCGAAGTTGAACCCGGCGGAAGAGCGGCTGTTCCGGTGGCTGCGGCTGAACCAGTGGACGACCACCAAGTTAACCACCTGGCAACCGCTGGATTTATTTGACAGCACGGTGGGGCAGTGGAGCCGGGCGGATCTGGCCGGGCGAGACTGCTACATTGGGATGGACCTATCAACGACCACGGATCTGAGCGCGATCTGCGGGATCTTCCCACCCCAGGGCACGCAGCTGGATTGGAGAATTATTTTCGATGCGTTTATTCCGGCGGATAACATGCTGGAGCGAATCACTAAGGACCATGTGCGGTATGACCTGTGGGTGGCGGCCGGGCACCTGACGGCAACTGAGGGAAACATTATCGATTACACCGAGATTCACAAGCGGATACTGACCTGGAAGGCGCTTTACAACGTGAAAGAGGTGGATGCCGACCGGGCGTTTGCCACGATGCTGCTGCAGGTGTTAGAGAAGGATGGCCTGGTGTGCGTGGATGTGCCGCAGACGTTTGCGGTGCTGACCGAGACGGAGATTTTGTTAAAAGGAAAACCACCAGAAGCGGGAATAACTGCGATAACTGGGACGCTGCTGACCGGGCGAATGACGCATGAAAATAACTTGACTGCAAGGTGGTGTTTTGGAAACACCTCGATTGCCAAGAATGGGCAGGGATTTATTAAGTACGTGAAGGAACACAAGGGCAAGAGTGTGGACCGGACGAAGCGGATTGACACGACGGCGGCCTGGATCACGGGCATGGCCAGGGCGAGATTGTACCAGGGCAGCACGGATATCAGCGCCAAGATTTTGAGCGACGATTGGGGCATGTGATGAAACGTTTGCGCGCAAACATTGGAGCGATTTTGGATGATCTGTTTATCCTGGCTGGGTGCGGGCTGATTTTGGCAGGGTGCTATGCGGTGCTGCCGGTGCTGACCTGGTTTGTGGCCGGCGGCATGTGCCTGGCGATCGGGATCCTGATCGGGATTGGAAGGAAGGGTAAATGATTATCA